GGTTAGATACTCTCCCTGCGTCTGAGAGTGAAGACTTCAGAGAATTTGCTGAAGCCTGCCCATCTGTAATTGAAATTTGGGTATATGCTGGAATCGTAGGATACACAGGAACCTTCAACGATTTAAGTCGTTGGGTCAAGATGAAATTTAAAAAGCTAGATCGCCGTGGAATACTTAACAGTGAAATTAGTGCCCTGCACTCTGACATTCAAGAACTCCGAATGGCAATTACCTCCGGAGAAATCAAAGGGAGTGACGGTGCTGCCAGGCTGGCGTCCTTGGAAAAGGAGTTGCGTTCTCACATTGAAACATCCGAAAGGTTCAATAAAACTACTGATAAACGGGGACTCATCCTTGCCGGAGCCGACCGAGTCATGCGAGAACTTACGGGAATTTTTAAAGACGACCCACAGTTTGCTGAACCAATTGATAATGCTATGAATGCAGTATGGGCAAAGATTTACTCTGAACTTACATCAGGATAATGGCATACGGAGCTCCTGTTACTGGACCTATGGAGATACCCCCTGAGGTATACCGTAGCCCCAATGCACCTGAGCTTCCCGGTCTGCCAGATATGCCAGTGTTAGTTGACGCTAAGACGGCTGGTCTAAGACTGCAAGGCACCCTTGCTAAATCACTGCCTGGTATCAAACAAGCAGGGTCTATGACTAATGTGCGGCAGATGGAAGCAGAAGAATATGCAAGAGATATTGGTGCAGCATTTTCTATCTCTAAGCAGCAACAAAAAAGAAGTCAAGCAATAGCCCGTGCAAAAAATCGACAGATGGAAAGAGCTGCTAAGAATTTTGGGGTACGTTAAACTTAAGCTAAAGAGTTAGCTTTATGGCAACACCTAGTATCGCATTAGCGTATAAACGTTCGGCTTTGATGACAGCGACGAAAGTAACTACAAAGCCACCAAGTCCAGAAGTATTAAGAGCAAGAGATAACTTTCAAGACTTTTGTGTATTTATGGGAAAGGCTCCAGCAAACCATATGTTGGAGTGGCACGCAGAACTATGTACAGGAGAAGATAGTGAATGTCTATTAGGAATCGGAGGACCAAACACAGCGATCCTCGCACCGCGTGGATCTGCGAAAAGCACTGTCCTTGGTTTGTTTGCTGCTTGGATGATCGGGAGACATGCTGCTGCAGGGCAAATGCTGCGCATTCTGTACATCGCTTATATGGTGGATATTAGCCGTGCTAAATCAGCAACTATCAAAGGAATACTTACCAGTAATAAATACCGCGAAGTGTTCCCCATGGTACGCCTATCAAAAATCAAGCGTAGTGACGAGTACTGGAGTATCGACTACGACTTCGCTGGAATTGATACAGCTGGGGAAGAAGCGTTCACTATTGCGTGTGGTGGTCTCAAAGGTGCTATCACATCGAAACGATCACAGCTCGTACTTATTGATGACCCTATCAAGTCCGCCGCATCAATCAACAATCCGGATATTAGGCGAGAGATGGAACAGACGTGGTCTAACGTTATCGCTCCTACCATGTTCCAAGGGGCTAGGGCAATCTGTCTTGGGACGAGGTTTCACTTTGACGATGTGCACGCCACGTTATTTGTTCCAAAAAATAATTGGAAACAGATTGTTCAGAAAGCAGTCATAACAGACGCAGATGGTAAGCAGCGTTCGTACTGGCCAGAGTTCTGGTCTATGAAGTACTTGAATGAACGCAAGATGGAAGACCGTGTTGCTTTCGCCTATCAGTACCTCAACACCGCTGTTAAATCTACAGACGTTGGCATCTCACCAGAGCTCATTGTTAAAGCAGAAGTACCAGAAGACTACGATTGCCTAGGTGTTGGTATTGACCTTAGTGCCGGTCTACGTGAGAAGAACGACTGGACTGTATTTACACTTGGCGGTATTAAAGACGGCAAGATCTATTTAATTGATCAACGTCGTTCACGTACGCTGGGCAACCTAGAGAAGATGGATGTCCTGTGTGAAATGCTATCTGATTGGAATATCTTGATAGAAAACGACGAAGGTCAGTATTTTCCTACGATGTCTCCTTGTATTATCTGGCCTGAAGCCGTTGCATATCAGAACTCATTTGAAGGTGACTTTAAGCGAATAATGCTAGAGCACCGTGCTCTTTACAATCTGACAGTTTCACCAGTCAAAGGATTTAAAGGTGACAAACTTGCAAGATTACGTGGTGTCTTAGGTTTATACGAGCATAAAAAAGTTGTCTGGAACAAATGGCGTAAGTGGGACATGCTTGAAGAAGAACTTCTCAACTTCGGTCATTCTGCTCATGATGACACTGTTGACAGTATGGTGTTAACAATGGGTGGCTTATTGAGAAGAGGTAAATTAGAAATTGACTACAATAGTAACAGCTTTGACTTATAAGTAAAGAGATGGCTAAAAATCGTATGGCGGGCGAAAAGCTCGACGAGCCTACCCAGGAATCAGCTGATGCTAAAGAGGCACTTAGTAACTCTGCCCGTAATAAGCAAATCCGTGAAGAGATTGGCAATGATCCTGAGCGGATGTCTCAAAGGATTTCTGGAGTTGATCGAGAGAAATATGACTTTGACGGATACACCGATAAGCAAATCAATATGGCCTTACAAGGTGAAAGCTTTGGTGATAAAGACTACGAGCGTCTGACTGGTAAATCTCTTGGAGGTGATGATTCTAAGCCTAAGGAACCAGAAGTAAGTATTCCTACTCCAGTTGAGAGCACTCCTACTCCAGAAGTTAAGCCTGAAGCCCCTACTTACACTCCTCCTGCCAAGCCTGATTACCAAGGCATTGGCGGTGGCTTTGGTGTTGGCGGACAAAACATCAACCAAAATAACGACATCACTAGCACTGTGACTGGCGACAACAACACTGTCACCAACACTCAAGACAACAGTATTCGTGGGTTTGGTGGAGCTAGTGCTGCTGCACGCAGTAAGTTCTTACGTGACCGTTACGTTGCTGATGTTTCTCGTTTCGTGGGAGCTTGATAAATGGCTAACGGGTTTAATCACGAAGGATATGACCTTTCTGGTTACGATCAGGATTTAGTCAAACAGTCGCAAAGCGGAAGCAATTGGGATGAAAACGACCAAGCTCGTTATGACAAGCTGGTTTCAGCCAAGCAAAAGGCACAAGCACAAAAAGGTGGTGCTACAGGTAAGCCTGAGAACGCAATTGATCAAACACAAACAGGTAAAGGTGACGTAGTCCCTAGTAATCAAATGGTTACTGATTTTGAGGCAAAGATGCCTAAGGGTTACCCTGGCTCAGGTTCTAAGTCTCAAATTAATCAGCAGCAAAATGTAAATCAAAATAACGATATTAATACAAACGTCAAAGGGGACAAAAATACTGTAATTACTGAACAAGACAACTCAGTACGTAACTACGGTGGTAGTAGCCGTAGCTTTACTTATAACGGTGGAAAAGGCGGTGCAACCGGCGGAGATGCTCCAGTGTCTGCTGCAACGATGGCTGGTTTCTACGCACCTGATGACAGCCCTGCTGCTCAAGCCAAACGCAATAGCCTTCACACCACGATGAATGCTGACAACCAAAAGCGGTATGCAGGTGATGCAATGAAGGTGTATGCCAAGTACGGCAATATTGATGCTCGAAGCTATACCGACGAGTCAATGGAGAATGCCATCAATCGTGGTACTCAGTACTCCTTTGACCGTGCTGACCGTCAGACCGGACATGTCTTTGGTGACATCTGGAACGATAACTACATCACTGAAGAATGGAAGATGCCGTCTGCTCCTTCACCAATTGAATCTAACGCTGCAGAGATTGCCAAGAAAGCTAAGGACGATATCGAAGATATCTGATTAGAATGATTAAACTAGAGGAAGTAAAAGGTAGAACCTAATGGACAATAGTGCAGTAAAAAGTCAATTTACACAAATACTTACTGCTGCTAAAGAGCGCCGAGGTGACCTATCTGTAGACACTATGATTGTGTCTTCACATCTTGCACAGATGAAGACCTTCATGCTGCGTCGTGGCATTGAATTCTATGCTGAGCAAGATAGTTTTGGTTCACGTAAAGACTTTATTGCCAAAGTCTGTGAAGACAACATGCTTGAGATGAAGCTCGATAGTATTGTTGATTATTTCCTTTGTGATGGTCAAGGTCTGTTCTATTTCAGACCTACAGGTGATAACTATCAGCTGCTGTACTTCCCTAAAGACAGCTACCGTGCTTATCGCGACCAAGCTGGCGAACTCGAATCAGTTGTTCTGATTTATCACTTCAATGTACGCCGTACCAATGCATTGGATGCATATCCAACGCAAGATGGACGTGGTGGTAAGAAAAAATGGATTCAGCTCAAGGTCTACAAAGACCGCATTGAGCAGACCATC